TCCTCCTCGCGATTACGGAGTCCGGTCACCTCGGCAACTCACTACAACTTTAAGGTGCCGTGAGATCGGCAATCAAGGCCGATGATGCTTCATTTTTCGCGGCAAGCGTGTATTCGCCAATTAACATACGCTTTTCCGCATCGCCTGTCTTCGCCAAAGGTACTTGGGTGATTGGCCTGAGCCAATCGACTGACCAATATGACCAGTTTAACAAGAAAACATCCCGAACCCTTTGAAACCGGTTCGGAATGATACGCACGGTGTGGACCTATATGTTCCAACAGGTTCGCTAGTCCCTGCCGCGTCCCTTGCGGGACCGCTGCATGTTGCCATGCAGAGCTGACTATATCATCACCCCTTCCGGGGGCTGGGCGCTTCCGGCCGCTTGGCCGTACTCCCTTGCGGGATAGTCGATACACCTTCCGCTTGCGCGGCTTGGCTCGGTATTGTCCATTTCTGGAGATCCACCGATTTCACCCAGTTCTTCGACAGCGATTGCTCGCTGAAGGACCCCTACGCGGCAAGCCGCATTTCTGAGTCACCCACATAAACATCGACCGTGGCGACAGTCTCCTGTTTCATGACATCGACCATTTTCTGGGCACCCCCAGTAAAAGCAGAGATCGCCTGCTTGTTACTGGCGCCGGCCATGACCACGTCGAGGTCTTCCGAGCTGTTGGTGTAGACGCTCTTCATCGCCGCTTTCAGCATGACCTCGGTGATGGCAACCGGTGTGGTGCCGTCCGTGCGTCCGTTGCTGCCGTCGCCGACCGGGTTGGACCCGCCCGCGACCACGTTGGCGACGTTCGTTTTCAACCACGCCAGGATCCCGGCACACAACGGCGCTGTAGCCGCTGCGCCGACCACCTTGGCCTGGTTCGACAGCAAGATGCCCTCGATGTCGATCTTCAGCTCCTTGGCACGCTTGGTCATCTGGTAGGCGAGTTCAGTACGCCGCCCGGCTTTATTCACCGCGTCCAGCGTGCCTGAGATAATCACTTCCTTACGCGAAATCTGCGTTCGATTTCCGAGCCTTGCCGTCACTGACGCTGCCGAAAACGTCGCAATGTCATCACCTTGAAATTGCGCGTTGTTTAGGTTTATGGCAGCGAGCGAATCGGTCTGCCATTCTGTTCTGTTACCCCGGTGACACTGTCACCGTGAGCTGGTCATTTCTGCCAGCCTCTCGCGCTCTCACGCGAGACCGGACTCGATCATCACTGCCGCTTTAAGCGGCAGCGTCTGGCGTATTAGTCTCTGAGATTAGCCTTCGCCTCGGATGGTAGGAGCGTCGCTCGTAAGGTCCGATCGAACCCCACTCGTCGACGCGATCCTGCTTGCGGGCAATGTTGAAGCGACAACCGCTATCGATCCAAGATTGCATCTTGATGTGGAAGCGCCTCGGCACCTTGTAGCCCGGCTTGCGGGGCGCTTCGTGCCCCACTTTGCCTAGCTTCAACCCGACGCTTTCCATCACCCGCATCAATTCCGGCACCCACGGGTCGCACGATTTGTAGCCCATGTAGAATGAGCGATTTGTGGCCTTCCAATCGTACCCGCGCCAGCGGTGAGTGGCGGCGACAAAGCCCTCGCTATCCATGAGCCCGATCACGAACTGCTTGCGCTGTTCGCGGTCCCACCAAGTCACATATTCGGGGATGGCCTGCTTGTTGTCGGTATCGTCGACAAGCCGCCAGGCAAGCGCCCGGTTGCTGCTGAATACCGTCCATTGCGGGCTGCAAGGCCGGTTCTTTGCCGGCTTTTCCGTATAGGTGAGAGTAGCGGGACGCTCGGATATCGCGTCGATCGCCCGTATAGCCGCCTCCGCGAAATCGTGGTCGATGGTGTTGAGCCGGAAGTAGTCCCCGTACATCACATTCCCATCGCCCAGGTAAACCCCGAGGAGGTAAGCGAAGCTCTTATCTGCTGATTGTCCCATAACCCGCCTCTTTTCCACTGTGGGGTGCGTGCCTTCGGGAGTTTCCAGTCATATAGCCAGATTTATACTGCACAAATGGTAGTTAATGCAGTACAGCGTCGGCGGTTCCGCGGCCAACGTTAGAAGTAAAGGGAGTATCACTCGGACTGAGCAAATAAATCATATCGCTCAAGTCTTCCCTAAGCCCCTGCATTCCTGGGCTTCCAGAAAATGTAGTTGCCGTTCCTGTTATTATCGCCATGATTACTTAGCTCCACTGAGTTGATTACTTGATAGGGTGTGGAGCCGGTGGTCGCCATCAGCGATCCGGTTAGAGTATTTCCATCAGGTAGGAGATCGCGTCCCGTTCAGATCCAGACTTGCGTAGCTGGCCCATTTTCTGCGCGCGCACCTGCGCCGCCCGCGTGTCCGACCGTTGCCTGCCGGCACCGGGCGGTTGCACGTTGGGAGCGGCGCCGTTTGTGCGCTTGGCTTCGGCCTGCATGCGGGCTTGCGCCTGCTGGCTGGCCCGCATCGCCTCGTTGACGACGAGCAAGACCCGGTGATCAATCACCTGGCCGATCTCGGTGTCGCTGAAGCCGCGCTGCTGCAGCCAGTTGCGCATGTCGCCGGCGAGTTTCGGCCCCTTGGTTTCGTCGCCGAAATCAGGGAGCTTCTCGACCAGCCGGCCCATCTCGGCATGCCGCAGCGCCGCGAAGTGCTGCGCTTTGTCATGCTCCATTTGTTGCTCGACGCGCTGCAGTTCCTGCTGGATGCCGCCGACCCGGCCGCGTAGCGCATCGCGCTCCGCTGTCAGGGCGACGTATTCGGCAGGTTGCTCCCGAGCCAGACGCGCCCAATCGATCTGGGCAAACTTCTGAGCTTCGGGCGCGGCGACAAACAACAATTGTTGAAGGTTCTTCGCGTAACTCTGACGCTCGTTCTGGACCTCGCCGATAGTTGATTCCAACGCCTGGCGGTGTTGCGCGATCTCCTGGGTCTTCGCGTTAAAGGCTTTATCCCGCTCGCTTTCCCGGCGGGCAATGACTGCCTGAGCCTCGGGAGGGAGCTGCGCGAATACTTCCTTGTCGGCATTCGACCAACTCCGAGGCGGCTCGACCGCGGCGGGCTCGGTGTCGGCGTCTTCGCCGTCCGGCTCGTCGGGTAGGTCTGCTTCCTCGGTATCGCTGGGGGCCGGGTCTTCCGGTCCAGCAACCGGGTCATCCCCGGTTTCCGGTGCGGCGGGCGCCTCTTGCGGCTCCCGCGGCGGTGTCTGTTGCGTGGCGTGAGCCGGCTCACGCCGTCGGCGCGGCGGATCGAGGAGGCCCTCGATCCCGGCCATCACCTCGGCCTCGCTCATGCTGGTCGCGGGCGCGGCGGCGCCTTCGCTGCCAGTCGCCTGGCGCGTGTCACTCATATTTCACATCCGTCAAAGGGTTAAGGTCGCAGACGCTCCAGCGCGCGGACGTACTTGTCGCGCCCGCCATGCCGCCAATCGCACGCCGCCGCCGCCATCACCGCGATCTCCAGATCGCGCCGGGTGAAACGCACGATACGGCTGCCGTCCGGGGCCAGCTCGCCGCGCTCGATCTGGTCGAGCAGCAGCCGCAGCGCCGTCTTCAGCAATTCTCGGTTTGTCGGCAGGCCGGGCATTAGAAGCCCCAATACGCCTTCTGATTGGAATTAAGATCAGCCGCCTGCTGCGCCGTCAGAGCCGTGGCATCCCAATAGAGCGCCTCGACCCAGTTACAGGTCGTGCCTGCAACTCCCTGGGCTATTACATTCGGTCCCGCCGACACGCTTGGCGTGCCCGTGCCGGTCGTCGTCGCCGCATCCGCCACCAGGCTCGACGCCGCACCATTGATAATGCCGGTCGTCGAATGCCAGGCATTCTCGGCCGCGCTCGCCGCCGCCGCCACCGCCGACAAGTTTGCCAGCAACTGGTAGCCGGTCAAGCCGTTGGCAAACTGTATCCGGTTGTTAAATGTCCCGGTAACTACATAACAGGCACCCGTGGCTCCCGAACGTCGCGATACTCCGTTCAGCGACATCACTGTGCTTGATGGCGTAAAATTGATCGAAGCCAGATTTTGTGATCCTGATACCGTCATGCGCAGGCACGGCTGACCCGCAGGGGTGCAACCAAAAACCAATTCCGGCTGATTGGCCACAATAGCCTGGGCCACATCCCGCCCGGTCAGCGTCTGGTCATACATCGCCCTGAGAAAACAAGTCGTCGCCGCGCAGAAAGTCGTCGCCGCCGCCGTGTCGAAATCGTTGCCGACAAAGCCGATATCCTGCTCCGCGTTGTCGCTCGCCCGCCGGATGCGGGCCGCTTTGAGCGGATTTGCGGTCGCCAGCAACTTGCGCAAACTATAAGCGACAGCCGGCGCCGGCATGCCCGGCGGTGCCGTGCCGCCACCGCCCGCCCCCACCCACATCCGCACATGCGGGCTCATCACCACCGGCCCCGCCTTCATCCGCGCCTCGGCCGCCGCCGGCACTAACAGCAGTGCCGCCAGCAGCAGACGCCACATCCTCTACAACCCGAAGCCGGGCGTCAGATAGACCGTAGCGGCGGTGCCGGCGGTGATCCCGGCGACGTATTGCTGCGAGCAGCCGATAATCTCAACCGTGCCCGGCGCGACCGGCATCCCCGCCGCCGTGGTTGCGACGATCGTCACATCACCGCAGGCCAGAAACACCGCCACGGTGCCGGCGTTGTAAACGCGCACATTATTACCGGCCGAGGACTGCACCTGGACCCGGCCGGTCGTGCCTGTCACCGCCAGAGAGACAGTCGGCCCGCCCGGCGAAAATGCGCTTTGCGCTAGGGCCGCCGTGCTAAGCGCAACAAGGACAACCCCGGCAATCCACGCCAGTCGCATGACGCTGCCCATCAGCGCAGCCCCGGCACGAAGAGGAAAATCCCCAGCAGCAGCACCGCGATAAAGGCCAGCCACGCGTTGGCCCAGCCGAACTGGGCGACCGGCGCCACCGGCAATATCGAGAGAAACCAGAGAAAGAGCGTCACGACGAATAGGATCTCGATGATCATGCTGCGTCCCGTTCCTGCATCCGCGCCCGCGCCTCGATGCCGCGCGCCGTGCCGAGCATGACCCGCAGCTCGGCCTTGAATTGCTCCACCGCCCAGTGCAGCCGGTACGCGGCTTCTCTCGCGTCGGCGTCACCGACCTTGCTGTCGCGCCAGGTGTCGACCAGCCGCTGCTGCACCCGCTCGAGCGCCAGCACTAGGGTCGGGTCGTCGAGCAAGCGGCGGGCCGCATCGCCGAGCTGCATCGGGTCGCTCGGCGCCGGCTCGGTGCTGCGCCACGGGCGCCGCGGCAATTTGCGCTCGGCCCACCAGTACGCGAACGGCGTCCAGATCAAGGCGGTGCGGCCTCGCCCTGGCCCGGCGCCGCCAGCAGGCCGCCGGCCGCGAGCGGCGGCAGCAGGCCGTAGCGGCGCAGGATCGTGATGATTTCGGGGGTCCAGATGGCGTAGTTGTGCGAGCCAGTACCCGCGCCGCGCGAGCCTTGATCGAGGTAGCGGACGCCGGGGATGCCGCGCTGGGATAGTGTTTCGGAAAGGCCTCGTGGATCGTTTAGTCCGTGCCCTGGCGTGCCATATGGAGGTCTCGAAAGATCATCGTAGGCTCTTGCCCCGGTAGCATTCCCCATTGGTATTTTTCGCTCGACCGAAAGATCGGCTATCGCCTCCTCTACGCGCCGCGCCTGCTCGCTCAGCGGCTTATCCCAGTTCAGAAAATCCTCGGGCTTGGCGTTGATGTCGACCTCGTACATCGAGCCTTTTGGCGGCGGCGGTAATGTCTTGTCGATGGTCTGCAGCGATCGCAACCCCGAAGGGCTGAACGTGTTCGACTTCAGATCATACCCGTTCGCGGCATCGACAATGTGATTGACGATCGCGTCGTCAGCCGCAACCCTTCGCGTCTCGGGATATCGTTGTAACTGCCCAACAATATCCGACTTTGTAAACGGTACAGATGGCGGTTGCCCGCCGTATTGATGCAGCCACGGGATAATCTCGTTGATGAAACTTCTCGGATCAGCGCCTTGCGTTAGATTATCCCGATAGCTCCGCGCGACGCCCTCGCTCTCGGCAAAGTACAGCCCGCGCCCGTAAGCCTGCGCCCCCTCGCCGGTGCCGATCTTGCTGAGATCGAACTGATCGAAGCTGTGCGGGCTGCCGTGGAAGGCGCGGATACCGAGCGGCGACGGCCCGAAGCTGCCGGCCAGCGCCACCGGGTCGCGCGAGGCGAAAGCGTCATTGACGTTCTGGATACCGCCGCGCGCCATCTCGCCCGACAGCACCTTGTCGAGCCACGGCCCGGTCATCGGCTGCATCGCCGTGCTTGCCTGCGCAGCCCCGGCCGCCTCCGGATCGCCGCCGCCGAGGAGCTGCTGCAGCCAGTCGAGAACCGCTACCGCTAAGGATTAACCGGCGCGTAGGTCGGCCAGGGCCGATCGACATTCACGACCGAAGCCGGCCTCGGCGGATTGCCTTGCGGCACGGGGCGCGCCGGAGGCTCAGGCTGCCGCGAGATCGCCATCGCTCCGGCGCCGATTCCGCCACCATCCGGCAAGGCCGCCGATCGACAGCATGCCGCCGAATAGCCACAATGAGCCGGGCTCCGTGACGTCCGCTGCCGGCGCGGCTTCGATGAAGAACGAGTCGGGACCGTCGTTCAGATTCGACATGCGCGCGAGGAACAACACCGTGTCGCCTACGTGGATGTCGTTATTGGTCAGGTTGAAACCCGAAATCGTGTAATCGGGAAAGCCCGTGCCGTTGTTCTGGTCAGGCACGTTCCCTGTCGTGCCGCCCGTGAAGCTCGCCAACACGGCGTGCGTGGTGAGGTTCAGAAACCAGAACGAGTTCAGCGTCTGCGGGTTGTTGGCGTCGTTGATATCGACCCCGATGCTGAAGCTCAAATTGTTCGGGTTGTCGCCGTTCAAAAGCAGGAATGCCAGCAACGGACTGCCCGCGCCAACTTGATAACCGGTGGCGAACGTGTCGTCGGCGAGCGTGTTGCGCGCGCCGTTGCCCTGGTCGCTGAAGGCGCTGATGTTGGCCAGATTACCCGCGTTGCTATAGTCGTTATAGCCGAAGCCTGCGGGCTGCTGCGGCTGGTTGGCCCCGCAGATCACGCATGGCGCGTTCTGCGGCTGATTGCCGCCCGGCACGAAATTACCGAGCGACAGGTTGCCCGAGTTGGTGGTGTTCCACAGTGCGCCGCCCAGGGTGACGAACGTGTCGGCCCTCGCCGACGTAGCGAACAACGCGCCGGCAATCGCCGCCGCCATGATAATGGCACGCTTAATCATCTGCTCTCTCCCTACCTCAATTCTCAGCGAGCTGATGGGTCACGATAGCACTCAGCGACAACGAACGCGCCCCAAGCGCTTGTAAGACCCTAACAAGACAAATGCACATTAAAGCGGCAATCCGCCATTGCCGACCGCCGGCGGCCCACCGCCGCCCTGCCCCGCGGCATAAGCCCCGGCGGCAAATTTCAGCTCGACTTCCCTTTGTTTTACAGCGGCTTCCGCCTCCACCTTGGCCCGCGCGATGATCAAATCGTGCTGGGCTTTCTGCTGCTCGAGGTCCATCTCGTGCTGCTGCTTCTGCTGCTCCAGCATCATCTGATGCTGCTGTTTCTGCTGCGCTAATTGCGCCTCCAGCCCGGCCTTCTGCTGCGCCGCCGCCGCGTCGGCCTGCGCCTTCATCTGCACCGCCTGGACCGCCGCCTGCGCCTTGATCTGCGTCGCCTGCACCGCGGCCTGCGCCTGCATCGCGCCAGGATCAGGCGGCTGCGGCCCACCCGGCGGCGCCGCGCCAGGCGGTGGCGGTTGGCTCGGGTCGGCAAAAAACGACTGCTTGAAGCCCGCATTCTCCTGCAATGCCTTCAACGCATCGTACACATTCTGCGTGTACACCAGCGGACCCTTCGGCCCGCCCTGCTGCTGCACCACCGCATTCTGCAACTGCACCACCGTCATCAGGTGGTTCAGGACCTGGTCCCTGTTCCCCGTCCCCAACCCCACCGATACCGTTACCGGCATCGCCTCGCGCCACTCGCGCGGGTCGATCCGCAGCCAGCCGCCGGTCACCCGGATGATCCGCTCCTGCTGCTGGTGCTTGCGCACCAGGCCGAGGATGCCGCGCATGAGCTGCTCGACCCCGAACGCGAAGATCCGGGCAAACAGCTCGACCCGCTGCGCCTGCGCGCCCTGCGCCATCGCCAGCCCGGCAGCCGTCGTATTCGACAGGGCGTCGGGCGAAATCGCGTTGTTCTGTCGCGCAACCCCGGTGCGGATTTCCTGCGTCTCGTCGATGTACTGCACCAGCGGGAAAGACTTGTCCGCGGTGTACGGGATCGACATTGCCTGGATGCCGCCAAGGCGGCGCGACCGAACGATGCCACCCGGCCGAAGCGTCAGCAAATCATCAAACGTATTTTCGTTAACGGAGTCGTCGGCGACCTCGATCCGCGGCCAGTTCGACAGATAGGCATTGTCGACCATCTGCCGCATGATCGACGACTTGATCTCCTGCAGATCGGCCGTCAGATCGGCCAGCGACAACCCCACCAGCCGGTGCGATTGCGGGATCGGCGTGATGCTGACAAACGGCACCTCGTCCACGCACTCGATGCACGGCTCGCCGTCGCGGGTCAATATGATCAACCCGTGCCCGGCGGTCATTACCTGGTAAAGCTCGGTGGTGCGGTCGTCCTTCGACAGTTGGACGTAGCATTCCTCGACCCAGATGTGCCGCGCCGGGGTCTTCGCATCCTCCTGGTACGGCGGCAGATCGTCGGCGCGAAACCGCTCGACCCGCTCGATATTCATCTC